ACTTCTGTGTGACCGAGGAAGGCATTAAAGAAAGATTCCGTAATGTCATCGGCGTTAAATGCACTTCTAAATCCTTTGCGGATCTGTGTAGCGTGTTTAGCAGATAGGCGCACTAACGCGCCATGCCACTCCATTACAACCCCAAATAGCGTTCGGCGTACCAACGAGCGCCGTCAAGATCCCGAGCCTCAACGAACTTGTTGAGAACCTCGGCGTAGGCGTGGTCTAGGTGTTCAAAGTTGAATGGTCGAGTAGCGGTTCCGCGATTGACCCAACGAATGAACTTCTTAACTTCTTCTTGGGCTGGCTCTGCCTTTGGCTCGGCAGGTGCTTCTGTTGCGCTTGGCTCGTTATCTTGAACGCCTGACTCATCAAGTGAGGTTCCTGCGGCAACTATGCCTTCAGGGGTGAACATAAAGACTGACTGACCTGCAACAACAAACGGCATATCAGCTTCAGGTGTATCAACAAGAGGCAATCCGTTGTCATCGCGCCACTCGTTAATAGTCAAGCCGCCTGAACGCTTCTTGAGGTCATCGCGCTTGGCTGATTCTTCGTTGTCTGTGGCATCGCTTGCGGACAAGCGGAACTCAAGCTCGCGTGGCATACCCAACCAACGATAGGAGAGGGCTGAGAGTTGCTGAGAAAGCCACTTAGCAGTTGGTGTAATACCGATTGCTTCTGCGGCTTCTTTCTCGCCCTGCTGATGACCTGAGCCACCAAGACCAGTCTTGGCAGANAATCCAAGNTCGGTAGGGAGAACGCCAAAGTGTCCNGTGATGGAGGTGATGAGGTAATCATCTAGGCGATCATTGAACTTCTCGGCGTATCCTGCTTCAAACTGCAACTTTCCACCTGGGAGCAACATACGCATACGATTACGCTGCTCAGTCTGACCTGAGAGTTCATCGTTGTAAATATATTCGTAAGCCTGAATCTGCTCAGGGGTAAGGTTGGCTGACTCAGGGAGTTCAAGCCAAGACTTAGGCATAACGCCATCGGTGAACTCGCCCTTGATCCATTGCTGACGGCGAAGGTAGATATCAGCCATTGGAAGAGCGCGCTCAACAGGTGAGTAGCCCCAAATGGAGTTAGCGCGGCGGTTGCGAACAAGGTAAGCAAGTTCATCGCTTGAGAACTCGCCATCTGCCTCTTCATCATCTATTGGTGCGTGGAATTCAGAGCGTGGGAATCCAAAGAGGATCTGTTGGAAGGCAGGGCCGACTGATGGCTCAGGGCGCATACCGCGATCATCAAGGAGTGGCTTGATAGTTGAGCCGTCTAGGATCTGCAATCCGCGAATCTCGCCATTAGCCTTCATCTGAGGCCAGATAGCAAGGGCATCAAGAACATCCATCTCTTCGATTGCCATATTGAGCCAATCAACGAAGGTAAGTCCGTTGGCAGGGTCAGGTGTTTCCCAAAATGCGCGCATACGAGCGATCTCAGGCGCGAACTTAGCGCGAGCCTCAGACATAGCGCGAAGGTGATTACCACCTGATTCGGCAATGATGCGCTCAGTAGCAGAATCCGAAAGAACGATATCCCAGTTAAGTCCGGCAAGCTTAGCCTTGCGAACCTCAATACAACGGCGAAGAATATCAATTTGATCTGCGGCTACGCGAAGGGTCTTAAATGGTACAAGGCGGTTCTCAAAGAGGTTGATGTTCTGAGCAACTAAGAACTCGTAACGGCGTGGATCAGCGCGGTTTGTGCGTGGATTGAGTGGGTTGATCGCATTTGGATAAAGCGGAACGGCGGCAGGGAATGGTGCGCTACCAAGAATAGGGTTGCGATACATAGGGTCAGCGTTGTAGTGCTGAGTATCGGTGCTGGTAATTGCGTTCACATTGACTGGAGATGCTGAAGGCGCAAGCGTTGGCGCTTTAGTAATCTGCTCCGCTACTTTAGCGGCTAGGCGATCTAACAAGCCCATCTATTCTCCTTTATCATTTAACCCAGATCATACCTACATCGGCAGTTGGTCTAAGTTCGTTTATTTTCCAGCCATCTGTTTCCCAGGCTTTAGCGTGTGCATCTCGCCAAGCCCATAAATCTTGATCTATGTCGTACCACTTATCAGGCTGATCTAAGTGCGGTTCTATGAACTGCGGTGCTATCTCGGTGTAGCCAAGAGCGCGCAGATAGTCTAACTGCTTTTGGTGTTCGTCTATCGTTGCCTTAGTCCACTCAAAGGTAAGCATCTTGTATTTACAGATCATGCCTTTGAATACCGACCACTCAGCGCCTTCAACATCTATCTTGATGAGATCAGGCTCGCCGTATATCTTGGCGAGGGTGTCTATCGTGATCGTATTGGCGTGGGTAGTCCAAAAGGGTTTGCCGGCATAGGGCATTGTGTCCGAGGTAAGCCACTCTTTATTGAGGGTGCTTAGNCCATCTTCTTGTGCCTCGTAGAACTCCACGCGCTCGTTATCTTTATCAGATGCGGCGAACTTGAGTGGGGTAACGCGAGGGTTGTATATAAAGTTCTTGACTAGCTCTGCATAAATCCGTGAAGGTTCTAGGGCTACTACATCGTAGCCAAGAGCGAGCGCAACAACCGTAGCATCGCCACGATTAGCGCCGATATCAAAGAATAACGGCAAGGTTTGCCTCTATCGCTTGGCGGTACTCATCGCTGATCTCCATAGAAAGCAACTCATTGAAGATTCTGATGGATTCATCTCTGCGACCTAGCCACCAACCTGCAACGGCTTCTTCAAAATCTAAGGCGTATTCCACATAGCCAACATCTGTCGGGAGTGGGTTATATCCAAAATCATCGCCTGAAACATTCTGACCAATGCGAGCATAAACCCAAGCCTCGCGCCAGTTACCTTGGCGTTCGTGGAACTGCGACAAGAGGAAGAATCCTTCTGGGCGATCAGGGTCGTATCCGATTGCTTGCATAAGGCAATTAGCAACTGTTGTTAGGCGGTCTGTCTGCTCGTTAAAACATTTGGCAAGTTTAAGCAGCGAGGTATAAACATAAACATCGCCCCACTCTTTGCCATACTCGGCGGTGCGTAGATAGAAAGAAACTGCGCTCGCTATCTGATCTGCCTTCTCGTACTCAACCGCAACCTCAAAGTTTAACTGTGGGTTGAAAGGGTCTTTAGATAGTGCATAGATAAGTTCATCAAGCATCAAGCGCCTCCGCTATTAGATCCTCAATAATAACGCGCGGCGTTACTAATACAAATGCGGCGTTATCTGCAACGGCAAAGCTAATCAGCAAGTCATTCTGGTATTCGGCAATCCCTACGCAGAACTCAATCCTGAAATCTAGGAACGAGAACTCTTTAGATAGGCCGACAAGGTTTAACTGATCGTCATATACGCAAAGTCTGTGACGGTAGATGCCGTCTTTTTGGTTGAGGTAGTTCTTGAAGAGATCAACTTCGTGGGTTATAGAGATGTAACAGTTGCCCCATCGTATGAGCTGAGAGCCGCCTCGCTGATCTTTAGCGGGCTGGATTCCTTGACGAACGCTAACCTGCTTGGTCTGTGTTCCATCAAACTCGACAACTTCAACAGGGCTAGACCACTTAACAAAGTGATAAGGGCGATCAAGTACCGGCATCCAGTTCTTCTCGCAGTACGAGGCATCGGGAACAGGTGCGGGGATTCGCTTGCGATCAACTTCCTTTGCAACCCAGTTCTCTTTGTCTAGCGCGATCTTGGTCAGTTCCATACGACCCACGCCGTTAGTAGTGGTATCGCGCCGAACGCCTATGAGGTAATAATCATCCCAATAGACAAGGCGAGCATCTTCTAAACCGACAAACTCCCAAATGGGTTGATGTAGCTCAAGCATCTCAACCTTGGTGCAATCAGTCATTACTAGATCGCTATTAAGGCGTACTAGGTAATTCTCGGTGACTAGGCGCTGATCCTTTTCAGGATGAAGATAGGCAAGCGGCCCCCATCGTGAAGGATAAAGTTGCTTGTTCTCGCTATGGTAAAGAATGTAATTGACCACGCGGACATTAACGAGGATATCGCCATCTTTGTCTATAAATACCGAGGGGTTCATTCCCCCAAAGGTATTGGGTATTGCTATGGGTGCTAACTTGCCACCCTGTTCAACCGCCTTTTGAACGAGGTTCATTGGGCTACTCTATCAAGTTCACAAGCGAGCGTGTCTTGTCCTGTGAGAGTTGCGTATAGACCTGAGTAGTGGCTACTGAGGAGTGGCGCATTAAATCTCTAACGGCTAGGAGATCGCCACCAGACTTCTCTAGCATCGTAGTTGCAAAGTAATGCCGTAAAGAGTGAAAGTGCTTGGCGTTCGGGCCGAGGATTCGGCGCATCTCGTCTGCCGCCTTCTTGGAGAAGCCATTAGGGTCAATAACCCATAGTCTGCCAAGAGTGCCGTGAGATTGGATCATCTCGGCAACTCTCTTGGCTACTGGAACGATCAGATCGGTCTTGCCTTTGCCAACTACTCGTAAGGAATAGCCGCCGTTATCTTCAATCAGATCAGCGCCTTCGATCTTGGCTACTTCGTGCGCGCGTAGTCCGACTAAGCCGCCGAGTATGAACCAATCCTTGTAAGGTTGCTTAGCCTCAGCCATCAACTTATCAAATTCAGCCTGGGTAACAGGCTTGGGTACGCCACGACCTGATTTAACCTTTGGCAGATCCTCTGCGGCGTTATTGCCGTTGATGAGGTTCATCTTGTTGAGGTGCTTGTAGATCGAGCGTAGGCGCGAAACATAGTTTGCCTTGGTGGATTGCTTGGTAGCCGATAGGACTACCTTCTCAAGGTCTTGAACAGTAGCGAGCGCAGGGTGAACGCCTATGCGCCGGATAATCTGCCAATCGGTACGGATCACATAGGGGCTAAACCCCGAGGTGTCGTAACGGTTCTTTAATTGCCGGTATATCTCGTCTAGGGATACTAGCTCAGTATCTCCCATAGATATACCCAATCGCTATTCCGCATATAAATCCTAATAGAGCTAATCCCATACAAGTAGGGTAACAGGTCTTAACTCTCTGTGGAGTGTTCCAGTCAGGCTTGTGGGGCTACCTGAGCCGCATCGTAATCGGCTTTGAGCATTGAAGTCTGAGAGCCATCTGCGTGGGTAATAATGGCAAAATCTTTGCTGATGTTTGTTGCTGGGTCTGGAATTGATACATAACTTACTGTGTCCATTTATAACTCCGCACTTACGCCAAAGTAGGCATTTGAATTTCCGCCAGCATAGACGGCGTATTGTCTGTAAGAGGTTATTCCCGACATACCTGTAAATAGAATCTGAGCCGATGAATTTCCACTCTGATTGAGAGTTACGGCAGTTGGGGTATATGTAGTTCCAGTTGCAATATCTTGGCAAACCAAGTTCAACGAGTCGGTTGTGTAACTAACGGCTGCTCTCATCGTGACTGGGAATTGGTAAATAATTTGAACGGCACTAGAAGAGTAACCAGCGCCCATAGCCATACAGGAATAAATAAGCCCCACATTTGTCCAACGGTAGTAATATCGCTGGCAGAGGGCTAACTCGCCTTGGAGTGTGTTGCTGGCGGTGGTGAATGGTGTGGCTACTGGGCCAGCCTCAAGTTGAACGCCCCAAATATCTAGCGAGGTGTTTGTAGTTGTGGCGGTAAGTTGAGCAACGCGAACCCAAAGGAAAGAACCTGTACCGATTGTCTTACCAGCAACGCTAGGGATAGCACCTGTAAATGTGTATCTAGTCCAAGTTCCGTTTGGAGTAACTGTTCCATTTACGGAAGTTCCAACCAAAGATGAACCACCTGAACCAAAGTTCTGATAGATATTTACATTGAGCAACTGAGCGCCAACGGTGCTTCTTGCCCAGAAGGAAAGAGTTACTGTCTGACCTGCAAAGGTGCGAACATCCTCAACTCGCTGGATGATTTCAGAGTTTTGGTTATTAGCGGTGATAGTCCAGTTGAGATAGTAAGGGGCTTCATATCCTGCGACTGGAGCAGTTCCCGGAGTGAAAGCGGTCTGAGTAGCAGTACCCGAACCAGTAATAACCCAACGGTCTAGAGTGTAGCCACCAACTGCGATTGAACTTCCACGCTGCGAAACGCGCATATCTCCATTGATGATGACATTCTTGCCCGCAGTAAATGGTGGAACAACGCCACCGCTTGACTGCTCTACCGTACTTGTAAGTTGTGCGCGACTCATTATTCACCTGCCTGTGGGATAGAAGAGTTGGATGGGAGTGTGTCTTTATTGAGGTATGCCTGATAATCGGCATTGGCTTCATCCATTGGAATAAAAGATAAAGAACCATCGTCATTTGTTCGCTTGACTATCTTGATGCCTGTTTCTGAATCTTCAATAATTTCGTAATTCATATTACAACTCCGCGTTCATTGCGATATAGGCCGATGTTGTGTTGTTTGCTTGCATAAGTGTTGAGTTACCAGCAGAAGAAACGGCTGCGGTGGTAAATTCAATTTTTGCTCCATTTGGCGACCAGCGATAAATGTTGATTGCGCTGGCCACATTTGAACCTAAAGCAGCCATAAAAGTATTCGCTGCCGTTGTGGTAGGGGTTATGTTGGCTGCGGTTCCGCGCATAGTTACTGGGGTTGGNANCCAAAGGTAATTGACGGTGGTTGAGGTGTTGTATGTGGCAACCCCAAATGGTGTGTAGTTATCGTTGCCCACTGATGTTTGGTAGTAGTATCGTTGGCAGGCATTTAACTCCCCCTGAAGTGTTCCACCAGCGCGGGAGAAGGCAGTTGCAACTGAGCCAACTTCCAGTTGGATACCAGTTATGTCAAAATAATCAGCAGCGCCAGCAGTACCAGTTGGTGTTTCGTACATATAAAAAGACAACTGAGTTGCTGATGAAGAAACTGCCGCAGTAAATGAAAATCTCTGCCAAGAAGTTGAAAGGGTTGCAGATGAATTTACAATTGCGGTTTGACCCGTAAGTGCTGCGGATAAAATATTTTGGTCTGTTCCTGTGCCATAGGCTAGGTAAACATTCAAAGCATTTGAGGCGGCTGAGTAATTAGCACCTGCGCGAGCATAGAATGAAAGGGTTACAGTCTGACCAGCAAAACGCAAAGATTCAGAAGTTTCAAGATTATGTCCAAGATACATTCCGCTTGTGCTTGTTTGCCCTGAATTGCGTTGGTTGCGTAGAGCATACCTAAAACC